TCGACTTGAACCGCTGACATTCTTGACATTTCCTGACCTCCTAAATTGCTCCGAAACTGGCTTTGTTTCGGTATGGTGTGATCATAGCAAATGCATTTGCAACACGCAAACGGATTTGCGAGATTTGCATGGGTATTTATGACTTGTTGGTCATTAAGGCGGCAACAGGCGTAAAAAAACCGCCTCTGGGGCGGTTGGTTGGGTTGTAGTTTGACTAAATCACTTGCAAACGTATCGACCGTCCTTGGTGTAGTGACACGTTTGGTAAGACGGCGCTGTTTGTGGTTTGTAGGGGTCTACCGTGCCTTCTTTGCCGGTGTACGGGTTTGTGTTGCCCTGGCTGCTGTAGTTGTCGGTTTTTGTGTTGTTGGGTTGGCTTTTATAGTGGCCTTCAACGTATGTCCCGTCCTGCTTCACGTAGGGGGCAACATAGGTTTGCGCTACGGCAGAAGTAGACAAAACAATCAGCGCGAGTGAAGCAAATTTTTTCATGGTGGTCTTTCAAAGATTCCCACGGGCCGCGTGGGTGCGGTGATTCGTTATTTGTGCTATCAATATTGGGATTGCGTATTTCTTGATGCTGTATAAAAATACAGTAAACAGGAGAAAAAAATGAAGAAGATTTCTGTTGTGTGTGTCAATCCTACGGAATATAACGATGCAAGTATTGCTGCCGCGGCGCTGAGGAAGCTGGGGGTTGTTCTGATGGTTTTTTCTGATCAGAAGCAGATGGACTTTGCTGTTGCTGCTTTGCAATCCATACCTGCCATACTTGTAATACAGCTGCAAGCATCTGCGTTCGCGTCGTATCGTCACTCTTTGGAACTTGATCTACAAGATTAGCAATTGTGATGGCAAGTTCACTGAATTGCGGACTGCTAAGTTTGGCTGGCAACGTGTTTGCCACAACATTAGTAGCTGTATGCGAAGGCTCTTCGTGTGGTATAGCCTGATTTGATGGTGAATCCAAAAGAACTTTAAACCGCCCATTCAAAAGGTCGTCAACCGTTGTCCCCATAACGCTTGCCAACTTGACGATGTAGTGAGGTGTGATGCCTGGCTTGGCTTCCAAGTGCTCAATGTTTTGACGGCTGGTTCCAACCTCTTTCCCCATACGGGTCGTGTTCCACCCCTTTGAAAGACGGAACTCCTTAACCTGTTCGCCAACTGATTTCATAGCAAATCATTTTGCTTTACTTGCATGCATATTGATTTGCACCTATACTGCAAACGCATTTGCAATTAGGTGGAAAAAATGCAGCACAAAACAGGTATTGAACAAGCGATTGAGAAGTTCGAGAACAGCCCGACAAAACTGGCCAACGCCATTGATGGGGTGAAGGTTTCCCGACAAAACATAGAGCACTGGCTAAAGACCGGTCGAGTTCCATCACACGTTGCCCCAAATGTCCAGGCGGCAACAGGCATCCCTGTTGATGACCTTTGCCCGGGTGTCTCTTGGGAAATTGTTCGCGGATCTGTCAATCAAAAAGTCGTGTCTACGCAAGAACAGGCGGCTTGACATGGGCCAACTTCCAGCAATCAAAGTTGGTCCCGAAGGCTGGGTCATTGGGTTGACGCAGCAGCCCTCAGGACGTAGGCGAGTTCGAATTGCACGCGGTGCATTTCTTGAACCGTCGCGTCGGGTATTGGTGTGGAGAGCGCATCTGCATGAACGGCTTCTGCTGCTCTCAAAACTTCGGTCGCTGCCACGGACGCAACTTCTTTCGGGAGGCATCGCGCAATGCTGAGTAGTCCTGCATGTATTCCATTGATGCGCCCAAGCATCACCGCAAATTCTGCGTTGATCTTTTCGATTTCTTGCTTCATGGGGTTGTCTTTCGAGTGTGAGTTGAGGAACCCACATTTTCAATCGACTGGCAACCCCATCCCATTCATTCGATTGATCTGATCCCAGGCTGAAACCTCCCATTCCCCACTCAAGCAAACGAGCGCTCATATGACAAATTCAAATGACACCAGGCTATCACGCTGCCTATACAGCCCCAAAGGGAAGTTGCTTTGGGATTTGAAAACAAAGGTTGATGAGCACACAGCCGAACGCTTCAAGGAGATAGCAGAGAAGGCTGGAACCGATATTGCCGGCGCAATTCGTGACTGGGTTTTCTTGGTTGTTCATGGCGAAACCTTGACAGATATGGTGATTCGTGAAGCCAATGCTAAGCGAGAAAAGATGCTAGGTACACCAATAGGTGAGGCCCTGAAAGAGTCCTCAATATGAAGGCCACATCATCAAGCTTCTTTGCGAAATCGCAAACAGTCCCCGACGATAAGCATGATGTCTGTTCGTTGGCGCCTGGTCTGTCTGCCACCGCACCCAAAGAGCCCAGGGCGTTGATGTATTTCTGGTACGCCTTGACCGTCCCCGCCCGCCTGCTCCTGGTGTTTGTGTGCGCCTGGATCCTGATTTTTGGCATCTGCTTTCTGCAGGTGTTTGGTAAACAAGAAGGCTGACAACATGACAGATAAAAAATACTGGGAGTCGCTTGGCTTGCCAGCGCATGGAACCGCGTTTACAGGCGTCGTGCCCAAGGGCGGCGCGGCAGTGAACAAGGAAGAAGAAGATCGCGCGCGCCTTGAGCGAAAGCGTGAATACGAGCGCAATTACAACAAGCGCCGATACCAACTCATGAAGGCAGCCACCCGTGTCAATCCGCTCGGTTGCATTTGACCTGGGGCCAGTAGATGAGCTTGAATTGGGTTGCACAGCAGATCGTCAAGCGCGAGCCGGGCGGGTTGAACCTAAATGTCCCTCGCTATAACCCGAGGCCTACCGGCGTGATGCAAGAGGGCGGGGCTGCCAAGGCGGTACTGGCGCTTCTTGCGGCTAATCCAGAGAGATGGTTCACATTCGCTCAGATCATGGCTGGTACCGGCCGCACCGCTAAGGCGTTGGATTGGGCTTGCATCTTTTTGCGCAGCCTTGGCTACGTGGAGTGCTCAAGGAACACAGAAGCGGGCAGGAGTTCGCGCTACATGCGTTACAGGTTCAAAAAAAATGAAAGCAAATAGAGCGATGAACTGCATTTCTCATCACCCGAAAGTCGTGCCAGGGATGACAGACTTGTTCGCGTTCAGCCGTCAATGGAGACAAATGACATGAAGCGACCAGCATTTCAGTTCTACCCGGCCGACTGGCGCAAGGATGCAGCCCTGCAGTCGTGCTCCATTGCAGCTCAGGGACTCTGGATCAATTTGCTATGCATTTCCCATGAGTGCGAGCCCTATGGCCACATGGTTGTAAATGGGAAGCCAATGACTAATGCCCAGATAAGCCGATTGGTTGGTTTGTCTGTGAAGGAGTGCGACAAGTTGGTGGGCGAGCTTGAGGACTCTGGGGTGGCATCACGTTCCGATGATGGCGTGTTGTTCTCACGTCGAATGGTGAAGGATGAGAACTTGCGGAATGTTCGTGCAGCAGGTGGCGAGGGGGGTAAAGAGTTTGGAGTTAAGGGCGCCGAACATGGGAAAAAAGGCGGAAGACCACCAAAAGTAAGGGGGGAAAATAACCCCCCTTCAGATGACGCAAGGTGGGGGTCAAAACCCCCCATAGAACCCCCCCCTTCATCTTCATCTTCATCTTCATCTTCTACTTCGGTAGTAAATACCTATTCATCGTCACAGTTCAGTAATCCCGCGCAGGCGCGCGGCGACGACGAAAAGCCAGGTTCACCGGCGGAATGGATCGAAGTCTTTGCCGAACAGCATGGCGTTGACGTGGATCACCGAAATTTCCACGACCGAAAAAAGTTCTGGCCACTCGCAGCTGCCTGGACGAATGCGGGGGTCACCGTGGGGCAAATGCGGGAGGCGTGCGCCAAAGCGCACAGCGATGCGACCGAGCCCATTGCCTGGCTTCCGGCCTACGTGGACCGCGTTTTGTCCACCATGCAGTCGCAAAAACAGTCGCCAAAAAGCACAGAGCCATCCTGGCGAAAAGAGCAGCGGGAACGGACCATGAAGGCCGTCCCGAGCATTGCAGAAAAGCAAAGTTTCGATGAACAAATTTTTGACGTGGAGGCAAAAAATGTCGCTGCCATTGCCTTGGGTTGACAGGATTTTCGCAAAGCTGACGCTGGTTTACGGTCAGCAGTTTTTGAACCGCTGGCGGGATCTTGACATGGATGCTGTGAAGTTCGATTGGGCCAAAGAGCTTGATGGGTTTGAGAATCACCCGACAGCCATTGCCTTTGCTCTGCAGAACCTCGACCCAGATTCGCCGCCAACGGTTTTGATGTTCCGCAAAATTGCCATGCGCGCGCCTGCCGCCGATTTGCCAAGGTTGCCAGAACCAGCGGCTGATCGACAGCGTGTTGCCGATGAGTTGGCGAAGCTCAACAACCTGCGGGCAAGTCCTGCATCCCCCCACGGCATGAAGGACTGGGCCTATCGGCTCAAAGCCAGGCATGAGGCCGGCGAGAAGCTGAACCGAAACCAGATCCGCTGCTACCAGGCAGCAATTGGGGTGGCATGACATGCAAATGTTGCAAAACAGCGAGTTGGTTCCCGGAATACCGGATGTTCGACCCAGCGTGCATCCACTGCGGCGCGCGGCTGATTCAATCCCTGGCTCGATTACCGATCGGACAAACCGAATGCACGCAGCGCAGGCGCGCGATGCTGGCGCTTTGGATCGAGCACGGGCACAACGAGCAGGAGATTCGACGACTGGTGAAGGGGCCTTTGGCTATTGGCCCGGATGCACGTATGGAGTCCGACCGCCGGCCGTCGACGAAACACCTCTCAGCTACGAAGAAGTGATCCATGCGATTGAAAGGGGTGAGTTGTGCGAATGACTGAGGCGGAATTTAGGGCGTTGGGGCGGGCGATGACACCGCAGGAATGCCGCGACAACCCGTTGAAAAAAGCGGGTCAGAAGTACAGCAATCAGCGCATAACCGATGCTGCGGGGCTCAAGTTCGATTCCAAAGCTGAACACAAATACTGGTTGCACCTGAAGTTGCGCGAGCGTGCAGGCGAGATATTCAACCTGGAGCGCCAGGTGGTGTACATCCTGGCGCCGGCCGTCACAGTCAAAGGCAGAAAGCGCCCACCACTGCGTTACGTCGCGGACATGCGCTGGCGTGAGGGAAGCAAGACCGGACCGCTGGTGGTGGCAGATGTTAAGGGCGCTGTGACGGCGGAATACAGGATCAAGCGTCACCTGATGGCGTCGGTTCATGGCATTGAAATTCAGGAGATACGGGCGTGAAAATCTACATCGCCGGTCCGATGACGGGCATTAAAGACTTCAATTACCCAGCCTTCAACGCTGAAGCAGCCAGGCTTAGAGCTCTTGGCCATGAGGTGCTGAACCCTGCTGAGAATCCGGCGCCTCCATGTGGATCCTGGGCTGGTTACATGCGTTTGGCACTGCGGCAGTTGATCGAGTGTGAATGTGTAGTTTTGCTGCCAGGGTGGATTGAATCCAAAGGAGCCATGATCGAGCGCAATCTGGCGCAGGCGCTTGGCATGGCGATTGTTGTTGCATCGGAGTTGTGGTCGTGAACGACAAGCCATTGACGCCCAAACAAGAACTGTTTGCGCAGGGAATTGTCTCGGGCCTTAGTCAATCCGACGCCTATCGCAAGGCCTATCCGAGTTCTTTGGAGTGGAAGCCTGAAACAGTGCATGAATGTGCCAGCAAGTTAGCGGCCAATCACAAGGTTTCCACAAGGGTTAGTGAATTGCAGGCTATTTCGGCTGATGCTGCCGTGTTGGATGGCGCCGAAATCATGCGGGAGATCAAGCGCGTTGCGACCTCCGACATCGGCGGGATTATGCATCCCGATGGCCGGGTGAAACTGCCCAACGAACTTGATCCGGCAACCCGGGCGGCCGTGGCCAGCTTTGAGATTGACGAGTATGGCCGGGTCAAATACAAGTTCTGGGACAAGAACACGGCCCTGACCAACGCGGCCAGAATCAAGGGCTTGTTTGAGCAGGACAACAAGCAGCAGGCGGACGCCCTGGGCGACATCCTCAAAGGCCTGAACGGAAAGGTGCTGGGGGTGACTCAAGAGAACCCACAGGATGCGGGCGACGATGACCAAGCCGATTGATGCCGCTGAACTGGCCGCCAAGCTGGATGATCCGTATTGGCGCCTGTCCAACCTGTACAAAATCATCACCAAGGGCGATGACGAGGACGAGGAAGGCCTGGTCGTTGACTTCAAGCCAAACCGGGCCCAGCGCCGGCTGATGGTGCGTCTGTGGAACCGCAATTTGATCCTAAAAGCGCGCCAGCTTGGGTTTACTACATTGATTGCCATCCTTTGGCTGGACACTGCGCTGTTCTCCAAGGACCCAATACGCTGCGGCATCATTGCCCAGGACCGGGAAACCGCTGAGTCCATTTTTCGGGACAAGGTGAAGTTTGGGTACAGCAACCTGCCAGACGCTTTGCGGGCACGCTTGCCACTGGCCACGGAAAATAAGTCCGAGTTAGTGTTCGCTCACAATGGGTCGAGCATTCGCGTTGCAACCTCCATGCGCGGCGGGACCATTCACCGGCTTCACATTTCAGAGTTCGGCAATATCTGCGCAAAGATGCCAGACAAGGCGCGTGAAATCATCACTGGATCAATACCTGCCGTGCCAAAGTCTGGTGTGTTGGTTATTGAGAGCACCGCCGAAGGCCAGGACGGCGAGTTTTATGCCATGACTGAACGCTCCAAGGCCTTGGCGCAAAAGCGCACGCCTTTGACGCCCAAGGATTACCGTTTTCACTTCTTCGCCTGGTGGGAGGCGCCAGAATATGAGCTTGACCCTGATGGCATCACGTTCACCGATGCGGACCTGATTTATTTCTCTGACATCGAATCGAAGATCGGGCGCGAGCTCTCGGACCGTAAGCGCGCCTGGTGGGTTGCCACGCGCGATGCTGACTTTAGCGGTGATGCCTCGCTGATGTGGCAGGAATACCCCAGCACGCCAGATGAGGCGTTTCAGGTTTCGACCGATGGCTGCTACTACGCGGCTCAACTGGCGCTGGCTCGCAAGCAGGGCAGGGTGTTGCGCACGCTGCCGGTGGAGTCGGCGCCGGTCAATACGTTCTGGGATCTGGGGCGGGGCGATGCGACTGGCATCTGGTTTCACCAGCGCGTTGGCGTTGAAAACAGGTTCATTCGGTATTACGAGGCGACTGGCGAAGATCTGTTGCACTTTGCTAGCTACTTGCAAGCAAGGGGCTATCTGTACGGCACGCACTACGTCCCGCACGATGCCGAGCACCGGCGCCTGGGAATGTCACCCGACACAAACAAGACCCTGAAGGAAATGCTGGAAGCCTTGATGCCTGGCCAGCGTTTCCAGACTGTGCCGCGCGTTACCAACATCGGGGCCGGCATTCAGGCGACACGCGACACGTTCGCTTCGTGCTGGTTTGACGAAACCAATGCTGGCGAAGGGCTCAAGCGCCTGGCTGGATACCGCAAGGAATGGGACAAGATGCGCGGGTGCTGGCGCGATACGCCGCAGCATGACATGAATTCGCACGGCGCCGATGCTTTCCGCCAGTTCGGGCAGGAGGCGGCCGGCGGCAACGTGTTCCCGCGTGGCGGGTCAACTTCTGGCGGTTTCAAACGCAGGGGATCCGCGATGGCGGTATGATAAAAAAGCGATTCTGTGATTAAGTGGATTGATTAGGCACACGCGCAAGCATTCACAGAAGCCCGGAGCCTCGCAGGGCATTAAGCCACCCTAACCAGGTGGCTTTTTTCGTTGTGAACCGTGGCAAGGATGGCAAAGTTCCCTGAATTCAATTTCGGGGTTTTGCCATGGCCACAACGATCGACACATCAAAGGCGCATCTGGTGCGCCAGCACGGTGACATCACAGCGATATTCACATGGATCGCCTTCCCAAGCAATGCGGGTGATGATGAGCCAAAACGAGCTCTTGTACTTGTGCCAACATATCGCAAAGGAGCTCCATGGTTCGTGATCCGTGAGTCAGATTCATGGAGGTACAACGAATACTTAGATCGTTTGGAATGGTTTGATAAAGACACTCTTGAACTCGCTGGAGGTCCTTTGTACCTTGATCAATCAGCAAGAAGGGCTGCTTCTGTATTAACGATGACAGAGAGCATTTCAACTGTTAAGCGTATCAAAGACATCATCATGGAGGCCATCCCCGACCTGTGTGCCATGCCATGCAAAAAAATATTTGAACCCACAGGCAAGAAATACGGCGAGCTCAAGCTGATGGCCAACGGCACCCAGATCGGCCAAGAGGACATCCGTATCGAAAACGAGGTGCCATCGTATGTTTGAGCAGTCGCCAGTCCGCATCAAGGCGTCGGGCGATACCTACTCGGATCTGATGGACCAGGCCGATAGCTTTGCCAAAGGCATCGCGCCCAATGATCTTGACTCCGAAGTATCGCGCAAGGAGTTGTCCAAGCTGCTCTCCTGGTTCTACCTGGAGCGCGACAAGCAGAGCGCCAACAGGCATGAAATGGCGCTTGACCACGATTTTTACGACAACATTCAATGGGATCCAGAAGATTCCGCCAGTCTGAAGGACCGGGGGCAAATGCCGCTGGTTTACAACGAGGTGGCGCCGATGGTGGACTGGCTAATCGGCACCGAGCGCCGGGCCCGGGTGGACTGGAAGGTGTTTCCTCGCACTGAGGATGATGTCGAAATGGCCGACACCAAGACCAAGGTGCTCAAGTACGTCAGCGACATCAACCGGGTGCCTTTCACGCGATCACGCGCCTTTGGCGATACGGTCAAGGTGGGCGTTGGCTGGCTCGACGATGGTGTGCGCGACGATCCGACGCAGGATGTGATCTTCAGCAAATACGAGGACTGGCGCAATGTGCTCTGGGATTCGTCCAGCTACGAGCTTGACCTGTCCGACGCCCGCTATCTGTTTCGCTGGCGCTGGGTGGACGAGGATGTGGCTGTGATGATGTTCCCCGACCGGGTGGCCGAGATTCACGCGGCTATCCATGACGTTGGCAACATGGAGCGCAATGACGATGACGACGCGACCGGATACTATGATGGCAGCACCGACACCGCGCGCAGTGGATCGATTCGGGCATCAGGCTCTTACGCGGCATCGGACTCCAAGCGCAACAGGGTCAAGCTGATTGAGTGCCAATACCGCAAGCCAACAAAGGTCAAGCTGGTGGCGGACGGTCCATTGAAGGGGCAATTCGTGCATGAGCAGGACTTGGCCATGCACCAGGCGCTGGCCCAGCACGGATCCTCGATCATCGAAAAGGTGATGATGCGGACGCACTTTGCCGTGTTCACTGAGCGCGACATGATTTCCATGGGCGCCAGCATCTATCGGCACAACCGTTTCACGCTCACGCCCATCTGGTGCTATCGCCGCGGTAAGGACCGCTTGCCCTATGGCGCCGTTCGCCGGGTGCGCGATATTCAGCAGGACTTGAACAAGCGCGCAAGCAAGGCGCTGTTCCTGATGAACACGAATCAGGTGATCGTGGATGAGGGCGCTGTCGATGACCTGCACGTATTGCGTGACGAGGCCGACCGTCCAGACGGGATGATCGTCAAAAAGTCAGGCAAGAACATTGAGATTCGCCGGGACTCGGACCAGGCGGCCGGCCAGATCAACATGATGACGCTGGCCCAGAGCACGATTCAGCGCGCTTCTGGCATCAGCAATGAGAATCTGGGGCGCCAAACCAATGCTGTATCAGGCCTGGCTATTCAGGCACGCCAGATGCAAGGAAGCGTTGTCACAACCGAACCTTTCGACAATCTGCGCTTTGCCGTCCAGGTCCAGGGCGAAAAGCAATTGAGCCTGACCGAGCAGTTCTACACCGAGGAAAAGGTAGTGCGCTTGACCGGAGCGCGCGGTGCGCAGGAGTGGGTGAAGATCAACCAGCCCGAAGTGCAGCCTGACGGATCCGTGCGCTACATCAACGACATCACCGCGACCGCTGCGGACTTTATTGTTTCCGAACAGGACTACAACGGAACGGTGCGCCAGGTGATGTTTGAGCAGTTGGCCCAAATGGCGCAGAAGATGCCGCCAGAACTGTCATTGCGCCTCCTTCGCATGGCAATGGAATTCTCAGACTTGCCAAACAAGGACGAGATTGCAGACCAGATCAGGCAAATGACCGGTGAGCAGGATCCAAACAAGGAAATGACGCCAGAGCAGGCGCAGCAGGCCCAGCAGCAGATGCAACAGCAGGCCGAGGCGCTGCAGATCCAGCGGGAAACCGCAATGCTGGCCCTGGAGGAACAGCGTGCCAAGGTGGCAAAGCTCAACGCCGAGGCCGAGAAGATCATGGCCGAGGCTCGCGGCACTGGCCAGGCGGACCAAAACCCCGAAATGGAAGCGCAGATGCGCCAGATCCAGGCGCAGGCGGCCGACCAGATGGACAAGCTATCGACAGAATTGCGCAAGGCTCAGTCTGAATTGGCCAACCGCACGATTCAAATCGGGAAGGATGCCGACACCAAGATTGAAGTGGCTCGCATCGACGCTGATACCAAGCTGCGCGTGGCCGAGATTCAGGGGCGAAACGACCAGGCCATCACGGCGCTGGAAAAGCGCATGGAAAGCATGGTGACAGCCATGGAGGCGCGCTTGACCAAACGTGAAATGGAAGAAGAGGCTAAGGAGAAGGCGGAAAAGGAAGCGCCTGAACCCGTCGAAAAGCCCGAGAAAGAGGCGGCGCCCGTGGTCCAACCCGCGCCGATCACGCTGAACGTGCAGATTGACGCTAAGAGTGGCGAGGTCAAGAAAACCATAACGGTCGAGCGCGACAAGGATGGTAACATGACCGGCGCCAAAGTTCAGGAGTCTTGACCATGCCGCATGAACCAAAAGCTGTCATTTTCTGGGTTGTGGTTACCGTAATCACGACCGCATGCTATGCCGCGCTTTTAAGCTGGCTTTGGTTGTGGTTACCGTAATCACGACCGCATGCTATGCCGCGCTTTTAAGCTGGCTTTGGTTGTGGTTACCGTAATCACGACCGCATGCTATGCCGCGCTTTTAAGCTGGCTTTGGTTGTGGTTACCGTAATCACGACCGCATGCTATGCCGCGCTTTTAAGCTGGCTTTGGTTGTGGTTACCGTAATCACGACCGCATGCTATGCCGCGCTTTTAAGCTGGATTTTCCAGTAGCCCAACCATTTCAAGGAGACTTAAATGTCCAAATCAAACATCCACGAAACCGACTACCTCAAGCTTATTTTTAATAACACCACAATGGCCTTAGTCGGGGACGCCACCGGCATTGTCGGCAGCACTGGCGCCGGTAGCTTGTACTTTTCGCTACACACCGCCGACCCTGGCGAAGCGGGCGACCAGACCACCAACGAGGTGACTTACACCTCTTATGCCCGCGTGGCTGTAGCCCGCACAACTGGAGGCTTTACCGTCACCGGCAACGCTGCGGCTCTGGTGGCTAAGGTCACTTTTCCCGCAGGCACTGGCGGCACCGGCACCGCAACGCATTGGGGTATTGGCGCATCGTCAAGCGGCGTTGGCAAGCTCCTGTACAAAGGCGCGATCTCGCCTAACATCGTGTGTGGCAATGGGGTGACACCGGAATTGACGGCTGGCACTGTTGTGACTGAGGACTAACCAAATGTCACTGCTCGCAGAAATCAACGCCAAGTGCAGCCCGGAGCTGATCGCATCCCGAGATTACGACGCGATTGCTGCTGCGGTCAATGTTGGTCGCAAAAAACAGTCAAGCCGTGAGATTGGCAACGGCACCATTCTGGAAGTGTTGGGGTTGACCGCTGGCAATGCGCTGCTGGATGTGGTCTACAACGCACCAGATTTTCGCTACGTCAAGCCGCTGATCGAGCAAGGGCGGTTGATTATTGGCTCACCTTTGGTGCAGGCCACAGTGCAAAGCCTTGTACCTGCAGTGCTGACGCAGCAACAAGCAGATGTGTTGTGTGCTCTGGGGTTTGAGCCTGACCATGTAATTGCCTCGCAAGTGGCGCGGGTTATCGAAGGGGGCGAGCAATGAGCGACATCAAGACTAAGTACCCAAGCACATCCAGCACCGATTTAACGATCACGCTGGCATCGCTCGCATCTGGTTCGTCCGGTGTTTTTACTGCGGGTCAAGAGTCCACAGCGGTGGATAACACAACGAATGTTGACCTCGATCACCTCTTGTCTGGAATGATCACCACCGGCACCACGCCAACTGCTGCCCGGTCAATCAACGTCTATGTGTACGCCAACATTTCAAGCTCAAGCGGCACACCGACTTACTCTGATGTGCTCGATGGCACCGATAGCGCTGAGACATTCACAAGCGCCAATGTCATGAACAACTCGGTGAAACTCGCCGCGTCGATTCAAGTGGATAACACCAGCAACAGAGCATATTATTTTGGGCCGGTCAGTGTGGCTAGTTTGTTCGGCGGTTCCCTGCCAAAGTTCTGGGGCGTGTACGTCGCCCATGACACTGCGGTGGCTTTGAATGCTACGGCTGGCAATCACAAGATTAGCTACGAGCGCATCCAGAATCAGGTGATCTAAATGGCTGCTCGCGCCAAGCGGACAACACAACCAGCAGCCGTTACCGGAGTCGATTGGGGTAATCCGATCACGCGGTCTTTGGTTACGGCCTTTAGTGCTGGCGGCGGCACAAATCCGGTTGACGCGACAAACTTTCGCCCATGGGCACGCCAGTACGGAGATGACTTCCAGCTTGCGCCGTCGATTGACGGTTATGCGCTGGTCAATGGCGCATCAGTAAACTACAAAGTCACATCGCCCGTGAGCATGATTGCAACAGCGGGGCAAACCGTTGTTGTTGTGGTGACACCCTTGGCGTCAATCACCGTCGAGATTCCATTTGCACAAGCGGATAACGGCGGCTGGTATGCGGGAACAATGTACGTTGGGGATGGTACTAACCCAAGGTTTGCTGCTGGTGGCTGGTCTGGGTCCGCACAACGGGCAACGGCACCGACAGACTACGTGCTCAAGCAGCGGTACATCGTTGCGTCCCGCGTCAATCCATCAGGCAAGCTTGATCTGTTTATCGACGGTGTTCTGGTGGCGTCAAACAGCGCCACGATTGGTAACCTAAGTTATGCGCGCCCGCTGGTCATTCGCAGCCCAAGCAACACAGCAAAGTCGATTGCATACGGCGGCGCTGCTGGTTTCAGTCGTGCGCTGTCTGATTTTGAAATCAAGGCACTGTCAGACAACTTCTGGCAGATATTCGCATCGCCATCCAAAGGCAAGCGATTTGCCGCAGGCGCAGCAAGCGGCACCGCAGCCATCACCCAGGCCGATGGCGTCAGCACCGCCTCAACACTGGTCGGGTCGTCCGTTGCCTCCACCACACTTACAGCAGCGGCAGGCACCAGCACCGCAAGCGGCATCACAGGCGGCGCAACAGCGGCAGCGGCTATCACCGACGCAGCGGGCACATCCACAGCCAACACGCTTGCAGGCTCTGCGACAGTAGCGGGGGCGATCACCCAGGCTGATGGCGTAAGCACAGCGGAAACGCTCACAGGCGCAGGGCTCACTGCAGGCGCATCGTCGATCACACCAGCGGCAGGAACAAGTACAGCGTCCACTCTGGCCGGATCATCGATTGCAGAGAGCACCATCACCCAAGCCAATGGAGTATCCACGGCTGGCACGCTAGTGGGCACGGATGGCATAGCATCGGCATCGATCATCCCGGCAGCCGGAAGCAGCACGGCGGCTGATTTTGCGGCCAGCGCAACAGCGGCAGCGATTGCCATTGCAGCGGCGGGCGCATCTTCTGCGGCAACCCTGGTAGGCGTCGAAGGCAGTCAGGCCAATGACCTTGCGCTGATCCTCAAGATTCTGTCCAACCGGCAGGAGTTGAACCCCGCCACCGGCAAATTTACTATCTACGACAACGATGGGGTGAGCGTGCTTTATCAGGCCAACGCCTGGGCGGACGCGGCTGGCACCGTGCCCTACAGCGGCGGCGCTTTGAGGCGCATTGATGCGCTAGTCTGATGGCTACGACCGCACAAGTCCTGGCGCTGCTGACTGGGGCCAAGGTATTCGATGGCGCCCTGTGGCGTGTTTGTGACGCTGGCGGCACCGAGTTGGCCGACCCTGGCGGCGTCTTGTGGCGCGGTGTGCATGGGGCGCTGTTGTGGGGAGCAGCAGAAGAGGCGCAGGGCCAAGTCTATGGAAAAGGCAAGGCGAGGGCACGCAGGCCTGATGACCTGACCCGCGAAGAGGTCGAGGCGCAATGGGATCTGTTGGAAACCAGGCTGCGCGCACAAACCAAGGATCCTGCAGTGGATGGGTCCGTCGCTGCTTTGCCGGATCCGGTCGAAGTTTCCCCAACTGTCGCAGAAGTCGCAGGCATCACAGATCCAACAGCAACAACTGTCGCAACTGTCGCAGGCTCAGCAATTCAACAGCGCAGGCAGGAAGAGGAATTCCTGTTGATGCTGTGCTTGTGAGTCGTGGCAAGGATGGCAATCTCCAGGCTCTCACCACAACACGCAGGAGTGTGAAATGACCCAAGAGTTTGACGAGCACATTTTGTCCACCATGACCGCCGAGGAACGCGCGGCCATCACTGAGGAACCAACACCGGAAGAGGTTGCAGCGATTGAAGCTGTGAACACCGGCGCCGATGAGGGCCCTGATGATGACGAAGATGACGCGCCAGAAGCCCCGCCCAAAGCAGAAGAGTCTGCGCCGCCTGTTGATGCTGCTGTAGATCCAGCGCCAGCACCCGACGCCAAGGCCGAGCCCGAAGAAGAAAAGTCTTTCCGGCCGCGCTACCAGGCACAACTTCCAGAAAACTTTGCCGAGCAGGAATCCGGCCTGAAAGAGCAGGCGGAAGCACTCGCGGCCAAGTTCAAGAGCGGTGAATTGGACTTTGACGAGTACCGCGCCCAGGCCGCAGAGCTTTCAAAGTCTGAGCAGGCGCTGAATGAAGCCCGCATCAAGGCCAGCATTTCTCAGGAAATGTCGGCCCAGACCGCCGAACAGGAATGGCAATTCACGGTCAACCGCTTCATGCGCGCGACAGCCAAGGCGGAAAACATCGATTACACCAAGGACACGGAAAAGCAGGCGGACCTTGACCTGTTCGTAAAGAGCCTTGCGCGCGACCCCAAGAATGGCGACAAGGATCCCGAGTGGTTCCTGGTGGAAGCGCACAAGAGGGTCAAGGCGCTGCATGGCATTGGCCAGCCGGCGCCAGCAGCTACCCCCAACCCCAAGGCGGTGGATCCAAAGGCGCGCAAGTCTCCCCTTGACGCTGCACCCAAGACACTGGCGCAAGTGCCAGGCGGCGATGGTCCTGGCGATGTGGATGGCAACGAGTTTGCGGACATCGACCGACTCAAGGGCGATGCCTATGAGGCGGCCATTGCCAAGATGAGCCCATCTACCCGTGAGCGTTACTTGGCGAGTGCGTGATGTTGATGGCGTTCATGGACATCGATGTGAAGCCGGGCGACCGGATATGTATCGGTGGCCATCTGGTCACGATTGAACTGCTTCAAAAGTCGGGGCAACTGGCGCGCTTGCGTGTTGGTGCCCCGCCGCAAGTACCAATTAAAAAAGAGCAACACGATGTTGGCAATGTCGTGACAAGGATGGCAACCTAGAGCCTGTCAAATGACGAACTGGAGCGCAGGAGTGCTCTTTGAAACTTAACTTTTTCAAGGAGTATTTCTTATGTCCCGGACAATCGTAGGCGTAAATGACGCCAAAGCGGTAAAACGCTTCGCAGGCCTGCTGGCCTATGACACTTCCCAAAAGGGCTACTGGTCCCAACGCTTCATGGGCAAGGGCGAGGCCGCCGAGGTGCCAATCCAGATCTTGACCGACCTGGAATCCGACGCTGGCGAACAGATCGCCTATGACCTGATGGCCGAGCTCAAAATGGCACCGGTCGAGGGCGAGGACAACCTGGAAGGCAAGGAAGAGGCACAACGCTTCTACACCGACACCATCTACATCGATCAAGCACGTTGCGGTGTGAACACCGGCGGGCGCATGACTCGCAAGCGTACCCTGCACAATCTGCGTGAGAAAGCCAAACGCCAGCAATCAGGCTGGTGGGCTCGCCTGGTGGATGAACTGTTGTTCATCTATTGCTCTGGTGCGCGCGGTATCAATCCGAATTTCTTGCTGCCGCTGGGCTATACCGGCCGCGCCAACAACGCGCTGGTTTCTCCCGATACCAACCACGTTCTGTACGGCAACGACGCCACAGCATTCAACAACATCGACAGCGCCGACAAGTTCGACTTGCGCCTGATCGACCGTGCTGTGACCAAAGCCCAAGTGCAGGGCGGCGGCGCTACTGGCATCCCAGTTCTGCAGCCTTGCAAGATCGACGGCAACGAAACCTATGTGTGCGTGATGCACACCTGGCAGGAGGATGACCTTCGTTCGACCACTTCGACCGGTCAATGGCTCGACATCCAGAAAGCCGCTGCCGCTTCTGACGGCCGCAACAGCCCCTTGTTCAAGGGTGGCCTTGGCATGTATCGCGGCTGCATCTTGCACAGCCATCGCAACGTGATCCGCTTCAACACCGCAGGATCTGGCGCCAACGTGGAGGCCGCACGCGCTTTGTTCCTGGGTGCACAAGCTGCCGTGATTGCCTACGGCTCGCCCGGCACCAGCCAGCGTTTCGACTGGAACGAGGAAACCCGCGACAACGGCGACAAGGTTGTGATCACCACTTCGTCCATTTTTGGCATGAAGAAGGTCAATTTCACGACCGACATCGGCGCGCAGGACTTCGGTGTGTTCGCACTGGATACCGCTGCCGCAACCCGCTAACCCGATTCAGAAATAGGAGAACGAAATGGCTTTTACTGGTTCTAACGACTACATCACGGGGCGCGCCCCCGTGCCGACCCCGGCAGGCGCCGAGGTTGTCGCTACGCGCTTCACCTTGGCAATGGCCACGGCTGACCTGGCGCTGAATTCCATCGGTCAAATCGGCATCTTGCCCGCAGGCTGTGTGCCTGTGGCGTTGTATGTCGATGGCACTGACATGGATTCCAGCACTGCCGCTGTGATCTTCCAGGTGGGACTTGGCAATCTGGCCTTGCAGGACGCTTCTGGCGCTACTTCTGCTGATGCCAAGAACACGTTGATGTCTACCGTTGCCAAGGACGGCGGCGCGGCCTGGGGATCCACTACTGCAGTGAACACGGCATTCCAGCAGCAGATTCTGAGCCAACCAATGCAGACGGTCACTAGGGTTGATTACGACCGCGCAATTCTGGTCAAGGTGACGACTGCGCCGACAACGGCTGTGGCCGGAACCTTGGGTGTGACCTTGATGTACCGCTCCGCTTAAAGCGGGTGCGCAGCCAGACAAGGCGGCAATCAAAATGGGGCCGAGCGGCCCCTTTTTTCTAGGAGATTTACATGAAGATCGAAACAAGCATCCTGGCGCGGCGCGATGGCGTTGTCAAGGTCAATGATCCGCCTGGCGGCGCTGCCATTGTGTTCGCGGCCGACGATACCGGCCGCCTGGTGGCTGACGTTGAAAACCAGAAGGATGTTGCCTGGTTGTTATCGCTGGGTGACTTCTTCCCGGCAGACGAGGGCGATTATGCAGCGGCTGAATCGGTGATCCGCGAAGAGGCTGGGATTGATGACTTGCCCGATGACGATGGCGACGAGGACGCAGCGCCAATTGAAGTGGCGACCCCCCCGAAAACCCGCGCACCCCGTAAAGCCAAATGAAACTCTGGTCATCTTGGCAGCGCGACATCTTGCCCCATGTGACAGGGTGCCCCACTCCGATCATTGAGCACGAGCTTTTGCGCGCGGCGCAGGAGTTCTTTTCGGGCTCGCGCGCCTGGATCGTGACCTATGCAGATCAAACGGTGCTGGCCACGGTTGCCGAGGTGTCTTTGGCGCCGGCCAGTGCCGAGCAGGAGATTGTCAGGCTGGAGAAGGCCTGGATCAATGGTGTTCCTGCTGATGTGCTCTCGTTTCAGGAAATGGACCGGGCCTATGGCGACGACTGGCAAACGCACACCGGAACGCCCACGGCTGTTATCCAGCTATCGCCGGATTCTGTGCGGCTTTATCCAATTCCAACCGACTCGATCACGCTCAAGGTGCGCGCCAGCGTGCAGCCCAGCGAGGCCGCGACCGGTTTACCTGATGACATGGCCGGTCAGTACCGAATGGATCTGGTGGAGGGCGCCAAGTCCAAGCTGATGATGTATTCAAAAAGCGAGTGGTATGACCCGAAAAAAGCCGCGGTGCATGAGTCGGCGTTCCAGGCGGCCATTGATTCGGCCAATGTTTCGGCGGCGCGCTCATTCGGTGCGGCCAGGATCACCGCAAGAAAGAAGTGGTGTTAAGCCATGACAACGACCGTCCAATCCCTTCTGAAAAGCGCCCAGACGGCTCTGTCTGACCTGACCGGAATAACCTGGCCAGCGACTGAACTGGCGACCTACCTGAACGATGGCCAGCGCCAGCTTGTGATCGTCCGCCCCGATGCAGGCGCCACAACGGCCAGTTTCGTCCCGGCGGCGGGTGCCCGGCAGGTTCTGCCAGCCGGTGCTGTGGTTCTGATGGACATCCCGCGCAATACGGCCGGCACCAAGAAGGCAATCCGCAAAGTGGATCAGGCCATGCTGGATGCATTCAACCCGGACTGGCAGAGCATGACAGGGGTGACGGAAATCATTCACTTCAGCTACGACCCACGCGAGCCCAACGTGTTCATGCTTTACCCGCCGGCCGCCGGCGCCGGTGCCTCGGTGGAACTGATTTACAGCGCCATGCCCGCAGACGTTGCCACCCCAGGCGGCGCGGCCTATTCGACAGCGACCGGGAATATCAGCGTGGCGGATCAGTGGGCAGAAGCCCTCCTGAACTACGTCCTAGCCCGTGCTTACGCCAAGGATGGCGAAACCCTCAACGCCCAGTTGTCGCAGACCTACATGGGCACCTTCGCCGCGTTGATCGGCGTGCAACTCACATCGTCGCAAGTCGTTGCGCCAAAGGAATAAGCTATGTCGTGGTATCGCAGTGGAACTATCGCAGTCACAAACGGGTCAACCGCCGTTGTAGGCACCTCGACCGCGTTCGTTGCAAACGTCGCCATTGGTGAAGGGCTATTGGCCCCGGATGGCAAGGTTTACGAGATTGCCGCAGTCACCTCCGACACCGGGTTGACGCTGGGCAGCGCCTACCTTGGATCCAACTCATCAGGCCAAACCTACGCAATCATCCCATCCCAGAGCTACGTGCGCGACCTTGCGACACAAGCGGCTACCCTGGTCAACAGCTACCAAACTGTGAAGGACAACGCAGGCTCGGGAAAGTTTGGCGATGGCACGGTAGGCTCTCCTGGCATCCAGTTCACATCGGACAGCGATACAGGTATTCGGCGCACTGGTGCCAATGCAATCGCCCTGGTGACGGGTGG